TCTGCGTAAGCAGGTGTTATTGAGAGAATACTGACAAGGATGTAGTAGTAGATACTTGTTGAATAGTTTCTGTTACGAGACTGTCTTCGACAATACCTGCTGCTCTTGTCATAATTTCTAGTTGAAATTGCTCTCCAGAGTTTGTTATTCCATAAGTTGTGGAAGAATCTTTGATATCTCCACTGGGTGTTACATTTGTTCCTGACCATGATGAGTATTCACCACCATAAATATTAGTAGCAATAGTGCGATCAATATCAATAGTAGTAGTAGTGGTTGACTGCATTGAACCCTGTGTAAAGTTAGGGGTTACTTGTGCTACTGCTGGACTAGCCAACATCAATAGTAATAGTAAGCGTTTCATTCTTCTTTCTTTTTAGGATCGGATGGTTTACTATTAGATTTATTATTTGAAGTAGACAGACCAAATGTGGCAAGTGCTCCCGTAAAAATAGAGGCAGGGAAAGTTATATCCCCACCAACACTTTTTTTAAACATTGGCAGCTCAACGTAGTTAAGAGTAATAATAAAACCACTCCAAACTACAACACCTAAACGTACAAATGTACCTAGAATTTGGATCTCGTCTTCTGTGTTTTCCTTTACTTTAGCTAAGAAATTTTTGGGTTTTCCTCCAACTTCTTTTTCTTCTTTAACTTGCTCCATGCCTGTTTAATGATAGGTTTAAATAGCATCACTAAGTACTTGAAAAGTGATTGTCCAAGTAACGTTGCAGCTACCGAAATAAATGCTGTGGTAGCTGCTGTTGTCATAATAGTAGTAGTAGGCATTGGTACTTCAATGTCTGTAAAAGGTACTGCTATTATTTGAGCCTCTGGTGGAACATAAGGCTTAGTTGGTGGAGTATTAGTTTCAGTTTTATCTTGTTTAGAAGGCGCCGCATCATTTAAGTCAATACCTTTGACACCAATAGGCGGTCTAAGGCTGCTAGGCGGCACCACAAGGGGCTTGTATGAAGGCAGAGATGCTCTCGGTACTTCTAGTACTGCATCAGGCATTAAAGGCGCTTCTGGAAGCACCAATTGCGGGAAGTTAGGTATTGCTTCCCATTCCATTATTTAGTAGGGAATAATCCTGCAGAAACAAATTCAACTACTTTGTCATCAACATCGTTATCAGTTGATTTAGCATATGCCTTAAGAAGATCAAGAATAAGGAATTTAACCTTTTCTGATTTCATGAACGAAAATAGAATTGGACGGATAAGAGTAATCATAATTAAATAGGTGTAGGCCAGGCTGTTGCCAAGGCAGGGTTAGTTACAGTTTCCATGACAGGATCACCAGCTACTGGGTTAGCAACTGTTTCACCTTCTTCATTAGTAATAGTGTCAGGTTCTACAACACCAACGCCTTCGCTATCAGTCTGTTGACGTGTGATAGTAGGTTGACCAAACAACAGCTCAATCAAAGCTGGTACATTAGCTACAGCATTGATTTCTGTTTGACGTGTATTACATGCTGTACGGATAGCAGCACGGTATGTCTTCCAAGCAGATGGAATGTTAGTTCCAGTCTCCTTAGCTTTGATGACACGCCAGTCACTAGGAGCTAGCAGTGAAGCTGCAATCTCTCCTTGAGTGGCTGACCATTGTGTCTTCAAGCCAGTAGTGGTGTTACCGTCTTCGTCAGTAACGTCGTTAAGTTGTTTAGGATTATCAACACCCCAATAGAAACGCTGGTCATAAGATGGCGCATCAGCTACTTCAGTAATACCAAGAGCATTACGTTCTTCAAGTGAAGACAAACGCAGCCAATTTGCTGGATATTGAATGCCAGCATTTGTAAATGCCCGATCATAAGAAAGGGGCTTATTGTTTAGTTTAAGCATAATTAATTAGTTAGCGTGCGCGTGAAGTTTTGAAGGGGTGTTCTGCTACGGCGTAATATATATAAGTAACTCCGCTTCCATTAGTCCCAGCATTGCTTGTTTTTAGCTTAAAACCGTTGCTGAGAATGTCAATATTGTCTGCACTTTCACCACCAAGAGTTGCACTGTTTTCTGCATAGCTTTGACTCGGCCATAATTTATCATTTGCAAGATTAAAATCACTTCTTGTAGAATCAATAATCTGCCAGTTGCCACCGGCTGACGATGCTTTTATTAGCACAAATGCTGGCCTAAACCGGGTAAACACAAACGGACCATCTGTAGATCCATTGCCAACGTACGAACCCATTGCGCTATACCCTTCGACAGGTGCGAAGCAGTAGGCGATATGCGTTTCCAGATTTACATTTACTCCATTAGCGGTGCCTACCGTAAACACAGAGGATGTTGGCGCAGTGTCGTTCCATACAGTGTTTGAATCTCCCGCAGCCGCGTCCGAATTTAATGTCAAATAATCAGTCCAAGGATCACTGGCAATCCCTTGATGGCCAACCGTCCAGTTTCTTGCTGTATTGCGAGTTTTAATAATAATCATTTGCGGAGCGGCGTTTAGTCCGTGCCCCACGGTTGCGCTTGAACCTGTACCTGTATAACTAACAATCGAGAACCCAGCACTTGGGTTGGCACGTACTTGTGCAGATATGCTGCCGTCAGTATTAGTTACCGTGGAAGATCCGGCGTCCCAGGCCCAACCGGCGTATTGATCTGCACTGCCATTAGTGTAAAAACTATTGTTGGCACCAGCAGTTACAGTAAAACCATCACTTGTGGCTGCAGAAATGTAGCCATTAACATGGTCGTCATCTTCTACATCGGTTGTGTTTGATTTCAGTGCATAATTTAAACCACGGACAGTATCGCCTAGGTAATGGGCAACGCTATCTGTACGAGCTTTGATCCAAACAAAATCAGGCGAGAATCCAAGCCCACTAATAGTCTGCGTACTGCCATTACCCGTATACAGCTTCGTATCAAAATACTGACTACCATCCGCAATCGTTGGATCGGGTAGGTTGGCGGTGCATAACGCTTTGTAGCCGCTTGGTGCGGCATACGCGAAGGCACGTTGGCCGAAGTTGAAATAACCTATTGTGTCGGTGTAAAAACTAACAAAAAAGGGGACAACGGTTGTGCTGGCGAGCGGTGAGCCTGAGATGTCGATAACACCTAAAGCGGTCCCATTCTTGTAGAACTGAACTGTGCTGCCATCAAGATCGAGGGCAACTGCAATAACATCACCACTAGCTAATGACGTGCTGTAACTTGTTCTTGAATTGTCGTCTAGCTGATATTTCCCGTCATCACAGAATATGAGCATACCCTTGGCTCGTTCCGTTAAGTCGTCTTGAACATTGCTTGACGGGTCTATTACTACACTGCTAGCGCAGATACCAAAAAATATCTTATTGGCAAATGGCCCGGTGGAAGTTGCTTCAAAAAAGTATTTACCAGAAGTTACTCCGATAGTGCCTTTAACACCAGACCAATAAGCAGTTGATGTAGTTACGTCTAGGTTGCCGTTAGACAAAACGACAGTGCTTCTCCTGTCCAAAGGATTCAACGTCGCATAATTCCCAACAACATCACCACCCGATCCAGAATCTGTCTGTAATGATCGCTGCTCTGGGGTGTCTAATAGTGAATCAAGATCTGCACCATCACCGCCTGCGGCAAATGCCATGTAGATGTAAGTTCCGCTGCTGGCGTTTATGTCAACGTTGGAGTCTGCTGCTTGAAATCCATCCAGTAAAAAGTTAAACCCGGCTGCAGCTGAGGTGACTTCTGCATTACTACTATTGGCAACAATCCTGTTTTCGCGAGGATTGGTTGTGTCTCTCGCAGAGTCGTAGATAATCCAATTTCCAGTCGTATCAGTACGCTTAATAAGTAGATAACGCGGTTCAAATCCAGTTGTAACTACTGGGCCTGTTGAAGATCCATTTCCGGTGTAGCTGCCAAATTTAGAATATCCGGCAACTTCAGACCAGCAGTAGGCGATCATGCCTTGCCCACTTGCGTTATTAGATCCAGATGTTGAGACTGTGAAAACTGTTGAAGTAGGTGATGTGTTATTCCAAAAATCAGATGCTGTAATAGTTCCGCTAGTTGAATTTAGACGAAGGGCACCAGTATTGCCAATAGCGGAATGGTAAGTATCCCAACTACTGACACTTTGATCCCTATTTTTAACAATTATAAATGCAGGTTGAGCATTCAAAGAGTGACCAATACTCCCAGCCGCGCCAGTGCCCGTCCAGGACACAATACTAAACCCATGAGTCTGATTTGCACTTACCTGACTTGTAATTGTGCCGTCAGTGTTTGATACTGCAGCACCACCGGCTTTCCACGCCCAGGCGACGAAGGTAGCGTTGTTAGCATTGATGGCGTCAATACCTGTAGCGGCGCCGAGGCTAAAGCCATCAGATGTAAAACCAGTCAAGTTTTCATTTGTACCTTGATTTACCCCTTCACTATCAGTTATATCGGGGTAAAGTGCATCAGAAACGCCCCGTATGCTGTCATACAAACGATGGGAGTATCCAGCACTTCTAGATTTGATCCACACCAAATCAGGCTGGAATTCCAAGCCGCTAATTGTTTGCGTCCCACCATTACCTGTATAGGTAACAACGTCCATCCCGAGATCACCAGTCTGCAATTGACCGACAAGATTATTAGGTGTCCAGTCATTATTAGCGCCGCTGCTGTCATTGCCTAGGTCTGCACCGTCAGAGAAGTCAAGGTGGAAACCATTAGTACCATATGAACCACTGTATTCCTTCGGTTGCCATACATTATTGTCGTCGTATTCTCCGAAGTCAGTTGGTGCTAAGGCTTGACCGTCGATGAAGTGGACGTCGGCTAGGTAGCCGTCGTAATATAAATTTGGATTGCCTCTAGCTCCAATAACGTGTTGGCTAGTAGAGTTCCATCCAAGATCAGAACTTTGAGTAATTGAAGCGGAAGAACTCCAAGTTAGTTCTACACCATTTACCCACGCTCTGAGACGGTTTGAGTCGGTAGCATCTGGTGTATTAGCAACTATTACTAGATGGAGCCAAGCCGAAGGGTCTCGAAATACTGCATCGCTTACTCTGTAAACCCCTCCAGTATCACTGCCTATCTTTAGTGTATCTTGTGGTCCATAAGTTGAGCTAGCAAAATAAACCTGAAAACTGTTAGATGACGTAGGCGTCCCAAACAGCATGAACTCTTGATTAGCAAATTTACTTCGTTTTACCCAACCACTCCAAGTCCACGTCTTTCTATTACCTGCAGAACTTGGCGTACGATTAAGGTATGCCGAATCATCTGAATTAAACCTCAAGCTACGTTCAATCTCGTAGCCACCACCACCTGCTGCCTGACCGGATGAACCAGCCAAGGTATTATTACTAATTACACTCATGAATAGTTACCCGTAAAGACTGTATGGATAGAGGTTGCAGACCTCACCACATAATCCACACGGTCAACAGCAGAAGCAGTAGTGGTTAAGGTGGGAGCTGTACCTCCAGCAAAGTCCCAATAGCTTCCCCACGCTGCAGTACGTGAACCTGTTCCATCCTGGACAATGAAGATTGAACCAGATTGACCAGCAGTTAGGTTAGTTGGGTTAGCAATAGTACGGTTACCAGCAAGGGTAACAGTGAAGTTATTAGCAGTTGCAAAGTCAGGAGTAATAGTAGCTCCGTCTGTCAACGTACCAATAGTGCCACGTTGTGCTGCAGTAAATGTTTGTGCAGTGTCTGTTTTAGCAGTATCTGCATCATAAGCTTGAATGGTTGTACCAATGTCAGCAATACTGGCACCTGCTGGAATAGTTACAGTACCAGTAAAAGTAGGACTAGCAATGTCTGCCTTACCGGTAATGTCTGTTGCAGGGGTTGCATCAACAAGGTTGCTACCTTCTTTAACATATAGCTTGTCTTGATCTGTAGCGTAACAAATCTCTCCTTCTTGAATATCAGAAACTGAAGAGTTTAAATTAGAGTATGTACCACGTGCTACGCGCACAGGTGTTCTATTAGATGGTGTAGGCATTAGTCGAAAGATCCTCCGTCAAAAGTTTGTGATGTAGATACAAGTGAACCGCCGGTATTAAAATTACCAGCGTCAATAGTTGGTGAACCACCATTACTCCAAGTCAATACTCCAACACCATCAGTAGTGAGGACTTGATTTGCAGTTCCAGTGTCATCAGGTAGTGTCAGCGTATAAGTAGCTGCTGCACTATGTGGTGGTCCTTTAATCTTGACACCATGAGAATTATTCTCACAGTTAAGAGTGATCTGACCTGAGCCATTTGTTGCATCACCAGTAACAACCGGTAGATTCTTTGTTAGATAACGATCTTCTGAATCATTAGCGTAATAACTCATCCATACCCAAGAGGATGATGAAGAGTCATACCTAAGCCTTACTGTTAATCCACTAGCACCTACAAAGCCACTAGGAACGCCTGAAAGGGGGCTAAATGATTCAACACCTGTACTGTCACCAATCTCAATGTAATCATTGTTAGAAGGGCTTCCAGGTATCGCTGCTACGTTAGCAATTAGCGTAAACAGAACAGCTTGAGATACAGCAGCACTAGCTGCGTTAGCTGTATTAACAGCTGCTGTAGCATTAGTATCAGCTGTATTGGCAGTAGTAACTGCAGCACTAGCATTAGTATTAGCAGTATTAGCTGTTGTAGTAGCACTATTAGCTAAATCAATAGCAGTATTAAAACCACCACTACCATCTGACTCCCGTGAGTTATTCAGTGCAGTCGTAGCATTTGCATCAGCAGCGTTTGCTGTAACGACAGCAGCACTAGCATTAGTTGATGCCGTGTTAGCCGTTGTAACCGCACTAGCTGCATCTGTAGATGCTGTAGTAGCTGTAGCACTAGCTGCATTAGCCGTAACAACAGCTGCACTAGCGTTTGTATCAGCAGTATTTGCCGTAGCTGTAGCTGCATTTGCCGTAGTCACAGCTGTAGCACTATCGGCTAATGCCGTGTCAGCTGTTGTCTTAGCTGTGTTTGCAGTTGTAGTAGCTGCGGCTGCGTCAGCATCAGACTCCTGCGTAACATACAAACTTTGAGTGAAGTTTTGGTTTAGATCCTCTGCTTTAATAGCAGAACCAGGGAAGAAAGTAGCACTCAGTAGGTCAATAGCTGTATCCCTAAAGATACGGATAGCTACACCATTAGCTGGTGCTGTAGTAAATGAAAGCGTTGTAGCGTTGGCAAATGTAAATGCAGTTGTAGCAACAGTATCAAGTGTTACCTTGACATCTGATTGTTTTAGATATTCAA